CAGATATAGAAACAATTCGACCAACACACCGAGCCGCAATCTCTTCAGGGGTATGCCCACGGTTGTTGGTCGTGTGAACAGTGACGATGGGTTCTTTTGGCAGGTCCATAGAAACAAGAAAACTCATTGTTTAGGCCTTATAATCCGACCAACACGATAGTCCTGCGTAGTTTCTTTAGCCTCTCCCAACAACTTTAAACCAACCAACGACTCTTGATATCGCTTGTCATACATTGCCATAACATCCTGCTCACCTTTCATAAAGATATACGCCTCTATCAACGAAGCGTACAATAGGCTTAACTCTGCATTTTCACTTAACCATGTTGTCCCGCTTTCCGCCCCTGCGGTCAGGCTTGCAGGGCGATACAGGTAGTGAAGCTCCGCAGTAAAAGACGCATTTGGCGTGGGAGCCAAGATAAAATTACTGACATCAAACGAAGCATAATACTTCGGCAAACCCGTAACCGTTGAATCTGGGTTGTACGTCTGTATAAAACTAACGTCTTTGAACTCTACAAACACTTGCTCAGAGCCACTGGTATAACTCAAAGAATACGGCGCTAGAAAATCTGAGGGAGCCGCAAGAAACTTATTACCGCTTGCCATACTTCCCGAGACATTCTTTCGAAACAGATTTAACTGAACCGACTTTAAAATTCGTTCCTCTGCAGCCCGTATAAAAAGGGAGAGATTGTTCACAAAAGAAGTCTCAGTGTTCTCAGTATAATCCTGCAACGCTGTTTTTAACTGCGCAAATGTAAAGCTCATGACGTAACCACCGTAACCTCTCCGACCTCTCCTGTAGCTTTCAATGTATTAGGAGTCAAAGCCTCGTCTCCTTGAAAACCAACAGGCCTGAACCCGTATTGAATGTTTCTTTGAGCCTCTAAATCGCCCTCCGGTCTAGGGTTCCTTAACGCTTGTGGGTCAGGGCCAACCTTGGGAGGAAACAACTGAGGGTGCTTTGGCTCAAACTCGTCTTTGCCGACAAGCGCCCCCGTCCACTCCTTCTGCATATCCCTCAGTCGATAGCGAAAACCGGAGCGATCCGAAATCCCATACGCATTCTTGTCTGAGGCATAGGCCATGTCACACCCTTAGATACTGCATGCTTGGTTGAAGTTTAAGAGGAACACGATCCTCGTCTTCGTCAGACGCACGTTGAAACTCTTCTTCATACACACTCTTCAAGAGTTGTATCCGTTCTGGCGCTCTTTTCATAGCGATATAATACGCCAGCCCCGCCACCATGCAGGGGTAAAAACGAAATGGCATGTCCGTTGTGTTTACCAACGCATCGGCATCCTCAATCCTCTGCACATAGTAATAGATCAACTGATCTGTAGAGTTTTCGGGAACGGCCCACAAGTTTATAACAGGATCAATCTGTCTGTTAAACCAAAACTGGCTTGGCCTGCCTTGCGTAGTTTTGTTGGGAAGAGTGGCGTACTCCCCCCGACTAATCCGTTCTACCTCAAAGTCTGTATTGCTGCGCCTAAGAACGACCTCTAGTACATCAACAACATCCGCCGTTAATGTTTGAGTAGCCTGACCTTGCGTCAACGTTATAGTGCCTTGCGCCACGGTCCACATGTTGATGCCACGGTTTGCCCAATCAGCAAACATCAGGTTCAAAGACCTACGGGCTGTACGAGCATCGTAGCCAGTGCGGACCTCTAATCCACACCGCTCATACGCTTCCTCAATGATTTCCCCAACATCAATGTTGAAATCTCTAGACCCAGAAGTAGCCATGATTAATACAACTTCGGTGATTGATTTGTTTTAGTCATGACACAGCCGCCGTTTTTATAGCCTATGTTTTGCAAGGCTTTCTTAGCCTTTTTGTTTCCGCCGTCCGCTTGTTCCCGCAACGCTTTAATCCCTGCATTGGGTGCTTCACCCCTTCCACCGTTTTTAAAAACAACTTTGTTTTTAACCTTTGAAGGAGCAGAAGCAGGAGGTGAGGGAGGTGGTTGTACTACTTCCCGACTAAGTTCATTTCCACCTCGGGTTTTAGATTTTAACAAAGACACTTCTCCAGCCCTGTCCTTAGTGTCTACAGTATCAAAGGTGGGGTTTTTTTGTCCCTCAACTCTTTTACCTCCACCACTATGAGTTGCATCCGATGCAGCGTAGTCTTTTCTAAGTTCCGCAAGCCTACGTCTTCTTTCTTTCTCCTCCTCACGTTTCGTTTTCCCAGCTTCGACCGCTGCTTTTATACGACTAGCCATTGTCTTTCTCCTTAAAACTGACGAGCACCCTTGGTGCTTTTGCGCTTAGATTCCATAACTATTCCGCAGCCTTTCGCAACCGCTTCGCCTTCTTGGACTTTCCCTTGGTACGGCCTCTTGGCTTCGGTGTAGTTGATTGTTCCACCTTCGAAGTAGCCTCTGACTTTGGCTTTCTTAGTGTTACTGACAACGGTTTTTCCTTTTGCTCCAGCTTTTTTCTTTTTCTTTGCAGTCGCAGCTCTATCCTTTTTAGAAAGAGAACGTGCTTTAGCCGCTGGAAGGCATCGGTCAGGGTTCTTCTTGTCCTTTGAAGTACCGCACTTACCCTTGATTTTACCATCGGTCCCAATCCTAACCCAGTTTTGGTCACGCCATTTCTTTAACGCACCCATTACGCTTTCTTCTTCTTCTTGCCCTTCGCACCTTTTGCGTAGTTAGGGTCTTTGCAATATTTCGATGCAGCCATGTTTGCATACGCTGAAGGATACGTGTCAAAAGTCCTCTTCGCCCAAGCCTTTCCAGCGGGGCAAATCTTGCTGCCCTTGGATTTAGGAGAAGCCCTACCTCCGTTTTTATAATAGGTGAGACCCCTTGGTTCTTTACTAGGAGACTTGGAAACCTGTTGTTCCATCTGTGACCGAGACATCGCCATTTAACATTTCCACCTTTTTCGTGCTTGACGCAAACGGCTGTTAGGGTCCTTAGCCGCCTTTGGAAACTTCTTCATCTGCCCTGCCGAACGAGCGCAGAATGACTTACGCCGCTTGGCGTCCTTGCTGCCCTTCTTGACCTTGCCCGTCACCGCAGTCTTTAACTTAGACCCCGGGTTCTTTTTACGGTACGCCGCAACTCCAGCCTTGGTCATTCCCGCCCCAGACTTTGTGGGACGAAAATTCTTTTTATTGCGCTTCGGCATTTTATCCGAACGACTAGCCATACTCTTTTCTCATATCAAGTATGATGGTGTATGTGTCTGCACTTGTATGACCGACTGTTGTGAACATCACATCTCCGGTCTTTCCAGAGCCGGAGTTGTTAGTCAAACCACCAAATACACTGTATTCATGATTACCACTTTGGTTCTCACCTAATTCAATACATAGAACATCGGTTGTTGCATCCCAAAGAATTTGAACCTTCATGCCAATACACTGCCACCAGATTCGTTCTATCACAACGCCAGTGCAAGCAGCGCCATCCAAACCCGTAGTCAGTGCAGAAACATCAACCTTCTTAACTGCCGATTCTCCAGAACCGTCTGAGATGTTCGTAAACTTTTGAACAACCCTTTTAGCCCCGTCGAAAAGCGTCTGTGTAGCTACAGCATCTGCCATATCACGCTCCTATTTATGCGATTTGCACATACTCAATGATGAACGTAAACGAACCCGCAGTGGTAGCGTCAACCGTATTGGTGATGTTACAGTAGATTGTACGTTCCGCAGAAGTGTACTGGACAGAAGCTGGTGCTGTTGTGCCATCCTGAGTTTGCAAAACCAACGCGGTTATAGTCACGTTATGCTCAACAACAGTTGTACCGCCATCTAAGATTTCATCAGTCTGAGCCGCAACAATCTGTGCACCAGAGCTAGATGTTCCAACCTCATAACCAATATCACCCGTGCCAATCACAGGGGACACATCACAAAAAATCTTAATGTCCGTGATGATTGTATTAGCTGGTTGTGTGAACTCACCAATCGCTGGACTATCTCCTGCAGTGGTATTCACAGTAACACCTGTCGCGTAACCGACATGCTTCACATACTTATTAGTAACAATTCCTGTGGAAGCAGTGTTTGCAACAGTGGTGATTGCGCCCGTAGTAGCGTTCTTGGAAACGACTTGAAATCCGCCTTCGGAACGAACCGGACCCGAAAAAGTTGTATTAGCCATTATGATCTCCTGTCTTGGCTAGTGTCAGCCACATTGTGCGGCTGTCAGGGATACTGACACAATACAACAGGTTTAAACAAAAAGAAAGGGCGATCCGAAGACCGCCCCAGTTGAGCAGGGAGGGAAAATCCTTGCGGTTATTGTAACACAGATTAGGCTCCGGGAGAACCGAAAATACAACGTGGGTCTGAGAACCCAAAGCTGTAACGCTCACGCGCCTTAAAGCGCATGTTACCTGTGTCGAAGTCTGCTTCCATGTTGGTGGAAAGAGCGGTGCGTTCAAAATGAATCATACCACGAGGAGCGTCAGTCATGATGAAGAACGCATCTGGGTCCGTTAGGAAGTCATTAACGGCAAAACCGTTAGGCAACATACCCATCGAACGGATAGCGTTCGTATCATTATCCGCAGTGCCAACGCGAAGGTTGGACACCATCAGTCGCTCTGCAACGAACTGCAGTTGACGTGGGATAAGAAGTTTCAAACCCCGAAGAGCAACCTTCAGTCCACGCTCATCAACAAAACCAGCGATGTTAATCAAGGCATCTTCAAGAGATGTCTCATTCAAATCAGCGGCTGTCGAAGGCTCGTTAGCAAATGTGCCACCATTCGTCAGAGGGTGAGACGCATCGCACAAAGCAACCCCATCACCACCAGCACTAGCGCCAGCGGTAAATGCATTGTTAAGAACCGCAGCGGCCTTAACTTGCTTGGTGTGTGCCATTGAACGAGCCAACGCACGAGTATACCGCGAACCAAGACGATCATAGAGATTGTCTTCGATTGCTTCCTCTGTGATAGAGAACGCAAGTGCAATAGTTTCGTGGTTGTAACGAGCAGTGTATGCTTCGTTAGCATCATCAAACGATACGTTAGAACCCTCCGCCTTAGTAGGCGCAGCGCCAAATCCACTCAACATAACTTCCTCCTCGAACGCTCTGTCCGATGATTCCGTTGTGTAGATTTCCGCGTGTTGGTTTTCGTAGCGGTCGTACTCCATTCCAAACAGAGCGTTTAGTCCGGGTTCTAGCTCTTTCGCTAGTTGTGCGCGAGAAATAGCCATTTTCTAAACTCCTTATACGCCTGTCGTGGAAACAGTACCAGCCGCAATAGAACCCGTAGGCGCATTGAAGTGGTTGTTAATACGAACGATTAACGGGATACCAGCCGCAGTAAAGTCGCTGTTATCTGGGTCATCCATGATGCCCATAATACGCAACGCCAATGTGTTGGTGGTGGCGATGGTATTCAAATCAGCGGTCGCTGAAGAAATACCAGTGGTGGTTGAACCGCTATTGCCTGTCGCAAACGCAATGTTTGCAAAGACCGCCGCACGAACTTCAGCCTCAGTGTTTGCCGCCGACACAACGTTAGACGTTGCAATGGTAAACAGTTGTGCTGGGTTATCGTACAAGAACGCCTTTACAGGGAAGTTGGAATCTGCTCCTGATCCGGGCCAAGTGTTCGAAAAGATCGTTTCACCCGTAGTCGAAGAAACATACTCACATCCGTTAAAGACGCCAGCGATTGAGACGTTACCGCCAGCCGCAGCTTGCAGATCGTCAATGACCCCTCCAGCAAGCGGGATAACCGCCATGCCTTGAAAGATCGGGTTACTATTGTCCGAAGCTATCCGATACTCGGTTGTACCAGTGGTGTTAGCAGCGGACCCTAGAATGCCATACGGACGTAGCCCGAATGCTCCATTTGAATTTGCCATAATAGCAATCCTCTAAGTTAGTCGGAGTCTCTGCGTGAGCCTCCGAACGATACACGACTTTGCCGACTATTAGATATCGGCATTGAAGGATGTTGCTCCTTCATTAAATCCTGATCGACAGCTACCATCTGTTCGCGGGTCCGGTTCCCGTAGTACGCGGATCGTTCGTCGATAGTCTCGGCAGGTATACGACAAAGCATTAGTC